TCGCTACGAACAACATCACCCTTACCAGTAGACGCTAGGACGTAAAGACACTTATCAGTAGTAGCATCTGCGGGACGCACAAAAAGCTTGCCCTTAGAACCCTTAGTAACGCCAGCGGCGGAATCTACAAGATTACCGACAGCCACATAGGTGTGGCGAGCCTGATTTACACTAAAAATAGCCATTGTATATTATATTTTATTTATTGTTTATTAGCCCATACGGCTTTTGCAATTTCAACAGCTCTACTTAATATAGAGCGGTGTATTGCAGGATTTAATTTACATTCATTATGACTAATATATCTATTCTTGTCTTTGTCTGTTTTAATTAAATCCTTAAAGTCATCGTCTATGGTCATTAAATGACCGTATTCATTTTCATATAAGTCTACGGTGACAATTGGTTCTGGCCTCTCTAAAAAAGTAATAAAGTATTTATTTAGAACGTTATTTGAGAATAATGTATGAATTCTATAATGAGTATTATCACTATGCTCTACTCTAAGCACTCTATGATTATTAGCTTTCCTAAAAGGATTTCTACGAGTTCTATGGAGTTCATCCCATGTAGTTGGAACTACAGGTATTTCAACATTTCCACTCTTTGTAGATTCATATAGTACAAACCAAAGATTTTTATAAGGCTCCATATCTAATGCAAGCGAATAAGCATATTTATGATTGCACTTATTAGTAGCCTCTGGTAGCAATACATCTAACCCAATAGTATCTAAATCAATAACGGACTTTTTAATTAAGGCATTTAAATAACTAGTGACGTCTTCAGTACTTTCGAATTTTTCTGAATACATCTCTAAAATAATTGATTCCTGTGCTTGAGTAAGAAATACGCTTTTCTCATATTCATTAAGACCAGGAGCTTGATTTGACGTTATGTTATTATAGAGTATATCAAATTCTCTACTGAATTCTTCACAGGTCATATTTATACAGTTTTAAGTTTTGCTTCTAAAGCAAACCTAAGCTCTTGATTTTTAGGAAGATTCAAGAACTTCGCAGCTATAGGTAGAGTGGGCTCTTCATTCTTACCACAAAGTGGACTGTTGTCCTCTCTTAAGTAATAGAAGTCGCCACGCTTGTAAATTAAACCAGCCTCCAGCGATTTATGAATTATAACCTTAGTATCTAACATAGGATCTTTTACAACCTCTAAGAAAGCCTTAGGATTAGCATTGATGTTCTTATAAGCACGTTCCTGTAAGAAAGTTAACTTAGTATTAGGTGAAGTAGGCTTTCCATCAATGGTTTCTATAACTACTCTCAGACGATCGTAATCATCCTTAATTTTACCATACTCTACATAGCACTCCATAGTGGCGTTAATCTTAACAGCGGAAGATTTCTCCTCAGCACCCTCTTCAATAAGTACAAACTCATAGGTTGCTTTTCTACGCTGATTAAGCTCCTCTAAAGAAGGGCATATGTGGTTTTTATTAGCAAGCAATATCTTATAATCAATATACTGAGAAGGGTTAGATAGATCTAGATAAGTATCCTGTTTAGTGAGTCTTACCATCCTGTTGGACCAATAATTATCCTTGGTCTTATAAATGCTTAAAGCATCTATCTCTAAACCCATAGCATATTCAAGATATGTTTTTTCGCTCTTAGTAAGTACATCTACATAAGAACCATTTCTAAGCACAGGCACTGTAAAGTATCTGACAGCATCTTCTGCCATACCTCCACCAAGCACATGCTTTTCATTCTGTACAAGACCTGTATTCTTGGGTATATGTCTTACAATCACTCGTTGGTTTCGTAAACAATTTATTAGGGGATTGCCCTCAATATCTACAGCTTTTGTAGCCTTAGCTACAGGAGTTGCTGGACTTTTATTAACAGCAACTGGTCGGGGGGACATGGAATTATCCATAACTGCATCCATGTCTATATCTACAAATGTCTCTTCTACTTTCTTAGCCATATTATGACTTCTCCTTTAAAATTAAAAAGAGAGGTAGGGATAGCCCCTACCCCTCATAGATTAAAATTATTCTGCAAGCACTGCAGGGATAATCGACATCGTCCTAGTAGGATCTAGCACGCAAACACCAAGAGTAGCCATACGATGGAAGACTGCAGAGTCCTCATCGAAGCTCATAAACTGATTGCCAATCTGACCGGTGAAAGGATTTCTTAAACCCCACTGGTAGCCACGATACTCAGGCTGGCCCTTAATAGCACACTTGAAGATATTAGGCTGATCCATAGTACCGATGTACATGATATCAAACCTATAGGAGAATGCAGGACCGCCACCAGCGCGAGGCCAAAGAATCTTATTACGAACAACATCGTCGTAGTAAGGATCAACATTCAGCTTAACATGCAGACCATTAGGAGCAACCCACTCAGTTACTTGGTAGTCAGTGACCTTCAGACCGTTAGTAGGAGCAAACGTGGTATTCGCCTTAGCAAGGAAAGCGGGGTTATTATCAGAATACAGGGACATCCAACCCGAAGTAGTATCCTTAGCAGCCTTATTAAATAGCAGGGCGCCACGCTCACCAGTATTGATAACGAAAGTACGATCGCCAAAACCTAGCTTACCAGCAGAAAGCTCATAAAGAGCATTAAGAATAAGATCCATAATATTCTCAGGATCATTGTAATACATGGTATTACCAAACTCCATCTGCTCATACAGACCAGCACCAGTCTTAATAGCGTTACCGGACTTACCAATATTCATGTACTCACCATTGGCATTGCGGTTAGAACGACCCCAAGCAATAGCGTTATTCTTATATTCGTTAAACTGCTCCTCAAGCTCAAACTCTACATTGTGCATCCACATGTTAGAAACAGTGTGCTGCAGCTTGCCACCTTCGAGCTCCTTAATCATAGGAATACCAACAGCAAGTTTCTTGTTAAGCATGCTACCAGGAACCTTATGCTGAATACGAATGGTAGACCACTCATTACGCATAGATACAGGAGCGGAGAAGCGAATGTCACCAACCTTACGAGACAGCTCTTTCTCAACGAAAGCAGCCTCAATTGAGAACTTCTCACCAGCAAGCAGACGCTCAGCAGGGCAGCCATCAGTGTTACCACCAGCAAGCTCTACCTTATAAACAGCCTGAGTGCCTTCCATACGAGGGTCACCAAGAATACGGAACTGATAAACCTCATTAAGATTACCAACAATATATTCACCGTCAGCAAACCAATCCTCTTCAAATACAAGATAGAAAGGAGTGGTATTAGCACCAATCATACCGCTATTAGCTGTAACAACAGTGCCGCTCTCATCACGAGCCTCTACAAGAGGAATATTCCTACGAGAGCTACCAATAACATCCCAAGTATACTCGCTGTCGTCCTCGAACTCCTTAACAGGGAACTGAGACAGGAAAGTATCAAGGGTCTTGCCATAACGATAAGCAAGAAGCTGAACCATCAGCGAGCTAGCCTTCTGTGGGGCAAGCTGATAAAGGGCGCCTAGATGGTTCTCTTTAGTTAGGCCCTTCCAATGTGAAAAGCCCACCATTTGGAACTTACCAAGTTTTCCAGCCATTTTTAATTAATTTAAATATCTAATCTCAAACCAGCCCCGATATAACTATTATCATCACTAACACCACTAGCATAATTCAGACTGCCATCCGTGTGCCTTGCCGTACTATTAAGTGTGTGTTCTAGCTCTCTAAGGCTCTTTTTAACTTCTTTTCTTACTTTACCATTGACGAGCTTATCAATATTCTTAAAGCCGTCTGTAAGCGTAAATAAAACACCAAGATTCTTAAGAAAATCCGCTTCATTGTCTTTCTGGTATTTCTGTACAGCTGTTAGCATTTTACCAGTCTGCGGATCTCTATAAGAAGCCTTTGCGATGTTTTCATATATCTTAGCTCTGGTAGCTTTGTCTATCTCCAGATCACCAAATAAATTCTTAGATTCCTCAATGTCTTTCTTTAGGGCTTCGGCCTTTTTAGTCTGCTTTTCTTTTTCGTCAGCAGCCTCTTTCTCAGCCTTTTTAATAAGCTCATCGTACTTATCATTAAAGAAATCTTTATTTTCTTCAAGTGCATCAAGTGCATCTTCTATATCACTGCCAGAATCAAGAGACCTTTTTAGCTCTCTCTTAATACGCTCCTCTTTATATCCCTTATTCATTAAATCCTGAACAATAAGATTTTTACGAAGAGTTTCTCCTTCTGGAGTTTCTGCTTTAATCTGCTCTTCTGTAATAGAGTCAAGATAATTTATAATGTTTTCATGCTTTTGGATTTCATCAGGCTCAACACCATAGTTGAGAGCCTTTTCAATCTTTAGCTGTCTTTCATCAAAACGAGCATTCAGAGCTTTATCAATAGCTTCTGCAAA